GTAACCTGCATACATCAAGGCTAGCACAAAAAAATGGCGCTACCTAGTGGTAACGCCAAGTCAGGGAGGCAAATACATGCAAGCCCTACACTACACCTTTGATCCCACGGCGCAAGGGTTTATTCCATGATCCAGATGCAGCCATGCCGTAGGCCATCGTCGTGTGATCATTGGCCAGCGACAGACAGACAGCATCCGCGCGGTCAGGCGACTTCAAGCCGCGCTTGCGCATCTGTTCCTTGCTCTCGACCTGCATCTTACCCGATGACGTGAACGTGTATTTGGGCCCAGCCAACTCAGCGAACAACTTGTCATCGCGCGGCAGCTTCACATCCTGCCCCTCAAGCCAGTGCTTGCACTTGAACCACAATTCAGCACGCAAGTTGACGTAAGTACCAGTGGCCGAAGCCCTCTCGGACACATTCAAGCCACGCGCAGGCAGTCCAAGCTCACGCAGGCGATCCAACACACCAGCGCCGAGCCCAATGCTGTCAACAATGATCTCAACGGGCCTCTTGCTGGGCGCAGTCATGTCAAACTCAGCCTTCACAGCCCCCGTCAGCTGCATCAAATCGAGCCCCTGCCACGTTGTCAGCGGGTGAATGACCGGCCCCTGCCGCTTACACAAAACCGAACTGTCGTTACCGTGCCGCGCAACGTCCAAGGCCCAAACAGAGATCGCATCCTCGGAAACTGGTATGTCGGCATTCATCGCATGCTCAATCAACGCCACAGGAATGACCGTATCAGCCTCGGCGGGCGGAAAGTTACCCAAGACGCGAATGTGGTAGGCAGGGCTGTCCTCGCCATACCGCTCCTTCATCTCGTTCACAAAGTCTTTACTGATGCGCGGGCTGTCCAGACAACTCACATGCATCGTGTGCCACTGATCACGCAAGCGATTGTGTGTCTCATAAAACAGACCAGTGTTCCGCGTCGGGTTACCAGTCAAAATAGTCGTTGCGGAGTGACCAGACATCGAGCCAGCAGCCGACTCAAACACAGCCTCCGGCACACCAGACGCCTCGTCAGCCACCAGCAACACATGCTGCGAGTGAACACCGGCCAACGCCTCTGGCTGCTCAGCGCGACTGGTACGGCAAGAGATAAAACTCTCAGCAGGACGCGCCTTCAACTCGACACGATCCGCCTTCACCTCAAACAAATCGTTAAACGGAGGCTTCATCTGCCGGATCAGCCGCTTCACTTCCGCAAACAACGCATCAAACAACTGAGCCGAAGTCGGCGCGGTCATAATGCATTTCCCCGGCGATCGCCACGTCAGAAACCAGATTGCAGCCATCGCAACCGCTGTTGACTTGCCGACGCCGTGCCCAGACCTCACGCTAATCCGCCGCTTCTTCGGGTCAGCAACAGATTGCAGGAACTGCACCTGCCACGGATCAGGCTGCACGCCGATCACATCCTGCGCAAACGCAACTGGGTCTTTCGTGTACTTCAACGCAGCCCGATAGAACGGGTTTTTGCTAATATCTTCCTGATCTGCCACTTTCAATCTCCTGCCTAAGTTGGCGGCGGTAGCTCAACGAGCCGACAGGGAGGAAAACCCGGAGCAAACCGCCGCCACGGCTGCATGAGCCGCAGACGCAGTATGCACTACTCGTCAACATAAAAAAAGCCGTGCATCTCCAGCCTGCACAGCCGCTGCATATAACCAGCGGAGCAGCCATACTTTTCAGCAGCCAGCGCAGCACTCTCAAAGCGCTCACCGGCCACCGTGCCTACAGCACGATTGCGCGGGTGCTTGCTGCGATTGCGCAAGTGCTGACCGCAGTTGCCGTAGTTGTCGGGGCGACCATCGCTGTATGAACCCGCCGACAGATGTGCAGGATTCACGCAGGCAGGATTGTCACAAGAATGCATAATCACGCGACCAGCGGCGGGCGCATTCGCAAGCACATACGCAACGCGGTGGGCGAGGTGGTCACGACCGGCGAGATGCAGCATGCCGTAGCCGCCCTGATTCTTCGTGCCGGTGAACTCGATGCAGCCATTGGCCTGCTCTGTGACCTTCGCGGCCAGCTTGGCCCTCGCATCGTCGGCATTCAGTGTGATCTCCGCATCATTGCTGCCAACGCCGCGCCGACCGATGACAGGGTGACCGCTCAACTGACGCCGACGCTGGCGCATATAATGCTTGCTGCACAGCCCACGCGCTGTGATAGGGCGGTCGCATTCGCTGCATGTGCCTGTTTGCATTGGTTTGATCTCCTGTTTGATACGGTTCGCTTAATACTTAACGCGAGTGGGCGGCGTTGTAAAATTTTTTTTGGCTGTTGGGGAGCATTTCGTTGGCACCCTGTAGGGGGGGGTGGGCATATGTGTGGGGGGCTTGTTGAGCAATACCCCGCGCCGCGAGATTTAGGGGGGGGTCAAAAGCCGCTGGCCAGACTGCAAACCATGCTCGATTGCTGTTCGTTTAACAGATACGGCGTGTAATATGCATTATGACAAGCAGCGATCTCAATGAAATCAATGACTTAGCATTTCGTAAATAATATTTATGTGCAGAATACCACTTGAGCGCGAAAGTGTGCGGATTATCGCACAAGTTTGCAGAGTTTGCAGGCAGGTTTGCAAAGCTGCAAATTCCCGCCTGCGTGTGTGCCCGTCATGCACATTGATGTGCGATTTGCTTGTCTATCGTGCGTCAGCGCACAAAGCAAAGGGCCAGCAGATTTGCACACCTGCCAGCCCTTCGATTGTCTCATGTGCATTTCTGCACAACGTCATTCGTCGGAGTGATCTTCTATCTCACCGTCGATTTCACTGTACTCAGCCTCATCAAGCTCCAGTAACTCTGCCTCAGCCTGAGCGCCAACGATAGCGGCCATCTGTGCGTGCAAGTCCTCGACCTTCACAGTGACGTTCACGTCCTTCTGGCGCACATCGTAATCAGGATTCTGCTTTGCGGCTGTCCACTTGTAGACATCAGACTGCAAGCGCTTGACGTTCACGTTGTCCTTATCTGCCTCCTCAGCCGCCTGTATCGCCTTCGCCGCGTAGACATGTCCCGCGATCTTCTTGCACCGATGATATTCCTCATAGATGCCCGGCTCGCTCTCAAGGTACTTGTAGAACGCACGCCGACCAACCTTGTACTTCTCGAACACGTCAACGACCTTCATGCCGCTGGCGATGTCCTCCATGAGTTCGTCGTGCCGCTCCTTCAAGCTTGCCACCTGCTGCCGTTGAATTTTACCCATCGTTACTTCTCCGCTAGTTCCGCAGCCAACGCCATGTAGGCCGCGCCATCAATGTAGCTGTCCAAGTGCGAGCCGTTCACCAGTCGCGCAATCTTCAGCCACGCCATGCAAAGTGCCACCTGATCTGGCGACACATCGCAACCGAGTACAACAGACCAGCCGTCAGCGATCCTCTGAAAGTTATCCTGCGGCGTGCCGTAGTCCTTCTCCCGATCTCCGTTGATCAGGTCAGCAGCCTGCGACAGCACAGCGCTCCTCGTTTTTTCATGCTTCATTTTACCACCCATGAGATGTGCCGATAACCGCCACCATCAGGCAGGCGGACGCGCCCGAAGCGAACACCAACCTCCACACGGAACCAAGCCCAAATGCGCCGCTTTCGGCCACTCCAACTCACAAGCATAAAGTTTGGCAAAATCATCACACCACCCCCATATTCGCTGCCCACATGACAACCGGCTTCGATGATGGCGTCTCGTGCGCAGTCACCCTGACAATCATGCCAGCGCTGTGAGCCGCGTAGAGAGCCGACAGCGGCATCTTTGCCTCCTCTGCGCTGACAGGGTAGTCAAACGCACTCAGCGCCGCTCTCACGGCCTGTGGATGAATGCCAGAGTCATCCTCGCGCGTGATGAATGGCGCACGCCACGGCACCTCTCCGCGCTTCTCAGGCACATTCGGTGTCAGGTGGGCGGTCACTGTGTCGCCAGCTGATGCCTGCGTCGCCAGCATCGTCTTAGCTGGGATGTAAACCATCTCACCGGCATGTTCGCCCTCGGTGACGCTGCCGAACCCAGTTCCAGACGGTATCTGGCTCTCTATCAAAACTTTAACTTCCATGTTTACCCAACGCCTCTTTGATGATTTCTGCATATTTCTCGTGAACGCCCAGTTGAGCCGCCGCTTGCCACATCCACTCCCGCTGCTCGATCCACTCATCTGTGCCCAGCAAATTGCGATTGTGATGGGCAACCCACAGAAACGCCTCCAGCCGATCTATAAACTTGAGCGCATCATGCCGCAGATAGTCGATGCCCATGCGCTCCATCTGTTGACACTCGGCCCGCCGCAGCAACCGACGCAGATCAGGCTCAGCCTCTTTCGCTGGCCCACTGACATCGCCAACGTTCACCTCACCCGCATCGTGCAGGAGGCAGGCTTTCAGCAACTGATAGTCGCCGGGGAATAGCTCCATTGCCAGCACTGCGCAGCCCCACTGGTGCTGTGCATTCGTCTGCGCAGTGTGCGCCATGTCTGGATTGCTGTGCCAGCGCCGCACGAAGCCGCTGCGCCATACTCGATATGATTTCATCTTGTTTCCTTTCTACAGTTCGATTGGGTCATCATACGTCTTGGCTTGTTTTACCTTGGCGGCTGGAAACTGGTCAACAACTGCCGCAACAAAGGTATCCTCATAAAACTTCTCAAACATCACCGCCGCCTCTTGCAGCGAATGTATGATCCACGTTGGATGCTCTGCCCGCAACTGCCGAATATCGCCTTCGCCGCAGAATGCATAAATCTGACCGCCGTGCTCGCAGCAGCGCACCCATTCCGGCAACGGATCGCCACCAGCATCTTGCGCACGCTTATTCATTGCCCTCAGCGCGTTTGCCATTCGCTCACTTACTTTCGCCGCCGTTGCCGCGTCATCAGCCTCCATCGCCGTGTGCAATTCATCCAACAGCTTGTCATATGCCAGCGACCACTCAGCAGGCACATACTGCCAGAAGCTGTCACCCCACCGCTCGATCATTTGGCGGTAAACCTGATTGAACCCCCGTGTAGCCGCCGCGACTGCCTTGGTGTAGACCTTCGTTCCCGGATCGTCGCTGGCGTCAAATCCCTTCGGCTTGCGCTTGCCTTTCGGCGGACCCTTTTTAACCATCGCCACACACTTCCTTCCTACTTTCTCAAACCTACTACAAATCGCTTAACTACAAACTACAATGCCTTTATAGGCATTTTGTAGTTTTTGTAGTAGTTACGAAAACTACAGATTACTACAGATTACTACAGAAAGCACCTCATAACCCATTGAAAACATTATATTCAGCAAATCTGTAGTAATTTGTATTCAGACCCCCAAAAAATGGCTACTACAAATTGCGAATCTGTAGTGAATTGCTGCAACGCAGCGCAACCTCTGATTGCATATGCCCCCACCATCAGCCAGCCCTCCCTTCTCTCGCTGTGATCCAAACATAGCCATTATTTCGCTGCATATATCCGCTGCCGATCATAGACTGCATGGCGCTGGAATATGCGCTGTCAGGGTTCGCCTTGTCAGTCAGCTTACCCCTTGCGTGGGTGCGCAGGTCGCGTTCATCTATGATCCAGTAGGTGCCGACTTCCGGCCAGCCGACGCCGCCGGGGTTTGGCTCGCCTGCGCCTTCTGCACGCAGCTGCCTGAACGCTTCCACCACGATGGCTTGATTCGCGCCACGCGGCTTCTTCACATTTAGGTCATGCATCTCGCCCTCGTCGGCCAGCTTGATTGTGCAGGTGGTGACAGGATCGCCATCTTCATCTTGGCCGAGTTCATGCACATCCAGCTTGAAGCCAAGCGGCGGCTTAGGCTCCATGTCCCGCTGTTTAGTTGTGCGGGCAATCCGCAAGCCCTCGCCTTCCACCTCTAACTCAATCTCAGTGTCGGTGGCTGCACGCAAGCTGGAGTGCCCGCGAGCGCCCGCCGCTGTATCCTTGCCGCTGTGGTGGACAACCATGATGTGAGCGCCCGTCAGGTCTCTGAGAACGTCCAGATTGCCGATCAGCCGCGTCATGTCCTCCGGCCCGTTTTCGTTGCCGCCAGCCATTGCTCTCGACAGCGTGTCCACGACGATCATCGCAATCTCGCCGTATGTCTCCGTCACTTCCTTGCAGAGTTCGCCCAGCGCAGGCATGTCCACCTCTGCACGCAGCAGGTCAATGGGCGATGGCCTGACAACCAACGGCACGTCAGTGACGCCTCTCTGCTTTCTGAGCGCGTAGACACGATTTCTGAATGCGTTGCCGCCCTCTGTTGCCAGATACAGCACCGTGCCACCTCTCACTCTACTGCCAAACCACTCACCGTCGGCCGCAATGCTGAACGCCATGTCCAAGCAGAAGAAGCTCTTGCCAACGTTACTTGGCCCATAGACCACCGACATTTGACCCCTGCCGAGCCAGCCTTTCACGAGATAGCTGGATTTCAGCACAGGCTGGGCGCTGGCAACGTCAAACGTCCTGTGTAACTTCAGCTGCGATACCTGCCCATTGATGACTGTCGGGCCACCCTCTGTAGGCTCTGCTTGCGGCTCGTCTGCTTTCGGTTCACTGGCGGCAGGCTCATCCGACACAGTGTCAAAGTCCGCAAAACTGTCGCGCACAATGTCGGTCTGCGACGGCCTAATTTCAGCGCCATATTCACGCACCGCCTTCTTCATGTCGCCGCCATGTTCGAAGTGCGCATAAAGATCGAAGGCATCACCGAAGCAATATGTTAAATCGCCACCCTTCGCCATGCCGATCCCAGCGTTAGTATCGCTGCTGGATAGGCTGACCCAATGCGTGCCGAAATCCTTCGTCGCATATGAGCCGCTGGTTTGATATGGGCTTCTGTAGTGCGGGCTGCGACCTTGCTGCTCGTAACCATACTTCAGCAGCATGTCAGAGACGCTGTGACGCTCGTTAAACACGTCAATCGGGTCAACGTCCGTGCCGAACTGTTCACGCTTCTGCGCACGCTCTCTGGCCCTGTCAGCCGCCGCAAGCTCGGCCTTCTTCTGCGCAATGAGTTCCTGCTGCTCATTGAACTCAACGATGTCCCAGATTTTACTGGTTTGAACATCGAGGAAGCCGTCGCCAACGTGACGCACACCGTTGTAGAATAGCGGGTTGCCGTCAATGTCTCTGCGATCCGGCGGCACGTTGGGCAGGTAGATCGGCTGCGCACTGCGAGACAGCGCTGGGTCGCAGATGATGCCTTGATCTCGCATCAACTGGAATAGGGCCATCTGAGCTTTTGTGTACTGCTCACCGAATAAGCACTGAGCCAGCGGGATCAGCACCCGCCACTTGCGCTCATCTGTGCTTGCCCCGGCTGACGAGTAAAGTAATGCATGTGCATTGCCGATGACCTCTTTGACCGCATCTTTGACTTCAGTGAGCGTCGGTGAGCCTTCGTCGATATCGAGGGCCAGCAGCCAGTATTCACCCATCTCGCGCTGATGCGAATGACTGCGAGCCATATGGCCTCGGTACTCCGATGGTATGATAAAGTCAGCCTCAACCTTCTCGACGGCCTGCGGTGTTTCAACCAGCTTGCCGATCTCTTTCAGCGTGATGCTGTCATATTGAGCGAAGCTGTCGTCTTTCCGGCTGTCGTATGTGCCGTGCGCTAGGCAAAGTTCTGCATTGATTACGTTGCTGGTTTTAATTAGTGTCATGTTCGACAGCCCTCATTATTTCCTCCCAGTTGGGTGGTTGTTATTTAGCCCGCCGCAAGTCCCACTGCGGCGGGCTTTGTTTTTACCTAAAATGGAATTTCGTCTCCCATATCGTCGGCAGGTGCTGGTGCGGGCTTTGCCGCTGCCGGAGCGGGTGCATCGAAGTCATCCAGATCGCTGCCAGCGCTGCCGCCTGCATAGGTCGTGTCAACCTCGTCAAAGTCATCCAGACCACCGCCGCCATAGACAGCGTGCGTTACCTGCACGGTGTCAAACAGTAGCGTGATGCCGCCTTCGCCGTCTGGGTTGTTCGTCGGAACAGCAGTGCAGCGGATCGTGCCACGGCTACCTGTCCAGATCGCTGCATCCTCGAGTGGCGCTTTCTTGCCGTCGATCACACGCGGCGGCGTGTTCTCAGTGCCGTCGCTTTTCGTGCCATTGCGCTTTGCACGGAAGATAACAGAGCCATCCTCATCCTTCTTCATGCCGAACACGGTGGTGAAGCCGTTGCCCTTGCGAGCCTCAAAGTGCGCCTTGCATTCAGCATACAGCGCCTTTGCCTGCTCTTTGTCCATCTTCCAGCTCACGCTGTATGTCGCGCCGTTGGCCGTCGGCTTGCACGGCTCGCTGCGCTTCTCCGCTGTGTTGTAGCGGTAAGTCGTGTTCAGTCGCGGCCAGAGCAGCTCGACATTCCGCACCATAATAGTTTTGAAATCGTCAGACATCTTTATCTCCTTGTCTGTTTAGTTTTGGGCTTATACCCGGTCGAAGTCATCCAAATCAGCAGAAACATCAGCATCCTGCAACCAAGCTGGCAGGTCAATATAATTGATCTCCGGCCAACCTGTCGTAATCATGCCTGTCTTTTCTGCCAACTGAATTTTGCGGAGTGTCTCCATCACGCGCTTTTCAGCCCAGTCCAGATACTCCCATGTCATTGCGTGCACGCCCACAGCATACGGCGGCTGCTTCTCAACGCAAGCAAAGACGAAGTTCTTCGCCTTGCAGCCTGACAGCCGCAGCACATGCATGTAGAAGGCTGCTTGCAGGTCGTAGGCATACTTGCGCAGATCACGCTCAAAGCCAGCGGGCGATGCATCTTGGCAGGTCTTGATATCGTAGATGACACCTTCCTGCGGCCAATAGCTGTCCGGGCGCGTCTTGAGGTCAATGACGATGTCGGGATCGGTCGCAAAGAAGCTGGCCTCGTTGATGACCTGATCGCCAGCCATGCGCTGCCCGATTTTCGTATCAAGCAAGCTATCGGCCATCGCACGGGCAACATCGAAGTCGCCCTCGGTCAGCAGAATTTTGCCATCGAGGTCGGCATCTGCCCGCGCCTCTTTCCACTTGTTGCCGCGACGGTCAGCAGGGCCGCGCACGACTAAATCCTTGTCAGCTTCCAGCACCAGAGCGTGCACTGCGCTGCCCAGATCAAACGCGGGGCTGCTGGTGTAGACCTTGTGCTTCCAGTGCAGCAGGCTGGTCTTGTAAACCGCTTTAACATCGCTGCTACTGATTGCCGGGTGTGCGTGATACGCTTCGTTGGTTAGTGTTTTGTCTATGGTCACTGATTTGCTCCTTTGATTCCATACATAAAGTCTACCGCGTCAGCATAAGCCGAGCGCAAGCGCGCCTGCTTGATTGCCGCCGCTGCGAGGCTTGCCAGAGACTCATCGTCCAGCTTCTCGAAGTACATCAGCGCAAACAGGCACGCCTCAATCATTTTTGCGGTGTTGATGACATCATCATCCTCATCGCGCACAGCAAGATAATTAGAGAGCGCCTGTATTGCCTCCACATCCTGCATGTCGTCTAGTTCATCCATTCATTCTCTCCCTTGCTATGTAACAAAAATCCTCGAAGCTGATGTCAGCCTTGACGCCCTCCAGCACGACAACGCAGCGCACTGGCGCTCGGTCGTACTTGTAAATCAGCGCTGGCTTGAGCCTGAGATTGCGCGCCGCTGCTTCGACCTGCTCCCACCACACAGCCAAGCCGCCGATGGGTCCAG